CACTTTTTTATGCTTTTTGTTCCTGTCATGGGTCTTTGGACATCCTCTATCGGGATTATTGGTCTTGCTCTTAATCTTAGGGCTTATGATTTCGTAAGTCAGGAAGTTAGAGCAGCAGAGGATCCTGAGTTTGAAACGTTCTATACTAAGAACATTCTTTTGAATGAAGGTCTCCGTGCTTGGATGGCACCAGCTGACCAACCACATGAGAACTTTGTATTCCCAGAAGAAGTATTGCCAAGAGGCAACGCACTTTGATCCTAAAGAGACCTTCGGGTCTCTTTTTTTGTAAATAGTAATGTAGTCAAGGGCACACAACCCATATGGGTATGAGTGTATCGGGAACCACATCTGCAAAGTAAGTCGGATGAATGTGCTGTTATCTGGCACAAATGGTACAAAACAAAATACGAGGACATGGATTATGACAAAGCGAAAACACTCAGAGAAGAATGGTGTAATTGTGCGGGTGAACTTGGAGAAATGATTCATCAGGAATACCTGACAAACCCACGTTATGAACAGTTACGAAACCAACCAGCGAGAAGAAGAAAACATATATAATGCAGTTGTATAAACTTATATGAAGTTCTTTTTCGCACTTCTCGCTACAATTCTTTTTGCTGCTCCTGCATGGGCCGTAGATGTCCAGATGGGTGCTAATGGCAATCTAGTATTTGAACCAGCAGAAGTATCAATTGCTGCTGGCGAATCAGTTCATTTTGTCAATAACATGCTTCCTCCACACAATGTTGTTGTAGAAGATCACCCAGAACTTTCACATGAAGGACTTGCATTTGCTCCTGGTGAAAGTTTTGATATTGCATTTCCTGAGGCAGGGGACTATACTTATTGGTGTGCGCCACACAAAGGTGCTGGCATGATTGGTACAGTACATGTCTCATAACCACAACTATGAACCTATGCCTGCCTGGATTCCCTGGGCTGGTGTAGGTTTGATGATCTTTACGGTCATCATTTTTGTTGTGTTTACACTATCAATAATTTATTTTCCTAACTGATGAATCACGCTGACCATTCAACCTTCGAGCATATTATTCACATGTTTCTCTGTTGCATTGCCGGTCTAGGTATCGGTGCCCTAGGAGTCTGGGGATATAATCAAATCAAAAAGAATAAAGACCATAACCCATGAAAATATTTTTAGATACTGCTGACCATTGGGCCATTGAAGATTACTACAACACGGGATTGATCGATGGTGTCACAACAAATCCAACCTTAATTAAAAAGGCAGGTAGAGATCCCGAAGAAGTTTATGAACACATCAAAGGTGTTGGTATCAAAGATATCAGCATGGAAGTTGTCGGTAACTTCGAGGAGATGTATGCTGAAGGGTATAGACTCGCTGAAAAGTTTGGGGATGTTGCCACCATCAAACTGCCCATGACCAAAGACGGCCTACAGGTCTGTAGAGCACTGAGTAAGGATGGTATCCGAACCAACGTCACATTGATCTTCAGCGCCGCTCAGGCAGTCCTAGCAGCAAAGGCGGGGGCAACCTATGTCTCGCCCTTTGTAGGACGCTTAGACGACCAATCTGTGGCAGGCCTGGAGGTTGTACGATCTATCTCTGAACTGTATCGCATTCACAGAATGCCAACACAAGTTCTTGCTGCTTCCATTCGTAGCGTTCAACGTGCAGTTCGCTCTTGGTATAATGGTGCTGAGATTTGCACGATGCCACCTAGTGTATTTGAACAAATGTACGATCACATTCTGACCGATAAAGGTCTTGAGATTTTTGACAAGGACTGGGCATCGGTAAAGGGTGATTAGTTCTGAGACGCCGGATAAATTAAGAGGGATCATTCAAGATACTTGGCCCAATCTGTTTTATCTAAAACCAATCGATAGAAAAAAAGAGATGAAGTTTACAGTTTATTCTAAAAACGGTTGTCCATATTGCACAAAAGTTGAACAGGTGTTAAAGTTAGCACAGTTACAACACGTCGTTTACAAACTTGATGAAGATTTTACTCGTGAAGAATTCTATTCAGAGTTCGGAGAGGGCAATACTTTCCCTCAAGTTGTTGTAGATGGTGGTAAATGTATAGGTGGGTGCAATGACACCGTTCGTTATCTACGGGAGCAAAATTTAGTTTAATGGAAAGCAACCTTCAAGAAGTTTATAATGATGTCGATAAGGCAATAGACTATGCCTTTGAAGGGCAGTTCGTTATGAAGTTCTACGATTACTTAAAAGTTCGTGGAACCAAAAGAACTGAGGTTGAACAGTTCATTACTAGCAATACTGCACATGAACTCTCGGATTTGGTAAACGAACTCGAAGAATATCTTGAGGGTGGTTCAGATTATAATCATAAACTTCTTCGTGAAGCCTATGGTCACATTCCTAAACCACAAGCAAGAAAAATTAAAAACTATTTGTATGGCATCCTAGAAGATGCATGGAAGTATAGTCATGACAGAAGACCTGGAAGACGAAAAAAGCCCACTAAATAATCCAGAACCTCAGATCAATAGAGGAATTGAGTTATTACTAAGGACTAGGAGGAGAAAACCAGAACCGCCAAAAACTTTTCAAATAAAGTTTGGTAAAATGGTCTCTCTCTTTCGCAGAGAGATTGTATTTCATCTAAACTTTTATTTGGATATTAGAAAGAAGTAGACTCTCTGGAGAAAAAAAGATGTTAGCAGTAACTCTCACTATCAGTACTCTCGTTTCGATAATGTTTTTCTTTGTCGGAGGTGTAGTAGGATGGTTGGCAAAGGAACATTTTTACACAAACAACATTGCATATACTCATCCAGAGATGTTTGATGAGAATGGTAATGTTTTACCAGATGAAATTTTAGCAGTACGATTTGAAAACGATTATGACGACTACGAAGAAGAAGGTGACTACTAGAAAGCCTGCTCAACGAGTAAAACTCCCACCGAATCCATTTCAACATGAGATTCTGGAACTCGTTGACAAACAAAGAACCAAAGCAAAGAAGGTAGAGATTCTCAAAGAGTATGAGAACGATGCCCTCAAAGCCATTTTGATTTGGAACTTTGATGATACGGCAATCTCTGTACTCCCTAAAGGACATGTGCCTTACAAAGAGAATGAAGTTCCCGTTGGAACTGATCATACTTCTCTTCGTAGAGAGTACAGACAACTCTATCACTTTGTGAAAGGCGGTAATGATACCCTGAGTTCTCTCCGCAGAGAAACCATGTTCATTCAGATGTTGGAAGGACTCCATCCAAAGGAAGCAGAACTCATCTGTCTGGTGAAAGATAAGGAACTCACTACCAAGTATAAATTGACCAAGGATATTGTTGCAGAAGCATACTCTGATATTCAATGGGGAGGTCGCTCATGACAGAAGCAGTTCAGGAGAAAGTAATGGCTGAATGGAGTACAGAAGAAAAAACAAATTTAGTCAGTACCTACGGATGTGAACTGCTTGTTGAGGGTGCTAGTTATGATCAGATTCATGACAAGAGTTACCCCAATGATGCTTATCAAGTAAAGTATCAAGTCAATGGTCGCGTTCAAGTCGATCTGTGTAGAGGAAAAAGAGTTGATGTCTTTGACCTCTACTATGACAAGTTTGGCAAAGGAGCTCTGATCAGTATTGATTGGGCATACGGTCAAGTCAATCCCAAACTTTGGGGATATAAAAAGTCCGAAGGTAAGAAGAAAAAGAAATGAATGAAGATTTACTGAGAAATCAAATTAACTCTTTAATTCGTGACGAGATTCAAGAGGTCATCAATGACTATGTTGATGGCCAAGAACAACAAAGTAAAAGTGGTCTTGGATTTGTCCAGAGTGAAGATGATAAAGAACTGAAGATAAATGTATCTAAAAAAGAAATAGAGAAGATTATCAAGCAGTACAAGAAGATTAAGAAGGGAGAGAAATCCAATCTTTCTCACATCAAAAAACTTGGACTAGTTGATAAGCACGGTAGACCGTTGTAATAAATACACTATATCAGGGGAGTACATATGCTTTCTACGCAATATAGATTGCGCCTGGAGTTCATTTGCAAACGCATTGCAAATGGAGAAGAGGTTAAACTAGAAGATATGATCTGGGCAGAGAAGTTAGGTAAGTCTAATACAACTGCTAGAGAGTGGTTAAAGAAGGCAAGACGCCAAGCTGCTAATCCTGATATGCAGGAAGGTAGTATGGATGATTTTATGAATAGGATGGGACTTGGTGACCCCGACCCATCCAATCATAGAACGGGGTTTCAATCTGCTGATGAGATCGTTGATTGGTTTCAGAGAGAAAAACCAGACGACTGGAGACAGAGAGACTAAACTGTATCACAAGTTACAAAACTACTTGACTATATAATATACGTGGTCTATACTGGACCTATCGTTCATCCCTTCGGGGACGCAAGTAAGTCGCGGAACGGAGCGTTCATCCTATGTTATCATTGGCACTCATCTTTTT